TTATGTCAATTGCTTTCACGGCAAGCATCGCGATCGCTTAGCAAAATTGCTTAGCTATCAACTCGTGAACCATTGTTTTGGTAGCACTCCTGATGGTGACGTCAAGTACGTCATTGAAGGCACTAGAATGAGTGGCGATATGAACACTTCATTGGGCAATTGCGTTTTGATGTGTTCGATGATTCGCGCTTACTTAGATGCTAGGGGGGTGGAAGGAGCATTGGCTAATAATGGTGACGATTGCGTTGTTTTCATGGAACGGCGTGATTTAGCCAGGTTTTCCAATGGCCTTGGGCAATGGTTCAATGACATGGGTTTTAACATGGTAGTTGAAGCGCCTGTAGATGAGTTTGAGCAGGTTGAGTTCTGCCAAACCCATCCCGTGTTCGACGGGGAGACTTGGATCATGTGCCGCAACCCACTCACCGCCATCCCTAAGGATTCAGTCATGTTGAAATGTTTTGACAATGACAAGATCTTTAAAGGGTGGCTGGATGCTGTTGGTACAGGTGGTCTGTCTCTAACAGGAGGGTTACCAGTGTTCCAGGCAATGTACAGCGCATATGTGCGATCAGGTAGGAAGAGACCCATACCCCAGGAGCTGTTACCCTGGAGTTTTAGGAACTTGACTATGGGCATGCGTCGTCAACCCGGGTTTGTTCGACCCGAAGCACGATTCTCGTTCTGGCTCGCATTTGGCGTAACCCCAGATGAGCAATGTGAACTCGAGAAGTACTATCAGAGATTGACGATCCATGGAGTTCCTGGGCCATATCAGGCCCGCCCAATTTTCCAGTAAATTGGGCACCCCAGGCGGAGGCGGTGCGTCACGACACCGGGGGAGCTAGTGAATGGGGTCCCCACCTTAACAACCAAATTCAAGGTTTTGAGCTAATATAAATGCCAAGTGACTGCACGGTTGGCATGGTTGGTGGGGATGAACAGTCCGGTTGAGTCGCCGTATCCCATAAAGACTCATGTCATACACACATCGACAATTTAGAAATCAATTGCCACCTGCTGTTCCCACATTGCCAATTCAAGGTACTCCACCATCAGTGAATTGGGTTGGGCCTAGTGGTAAGAAACTAGGCTATACCCCTTCTCGTGGAGAGATAGATTCAGGTTCCGCTCGGCTCTACAATCCTCAAGGACTCAATCGTAGCCCCCCTGCCCCTCAGGTCGGGGACATATTAGGTGCCGGTGCCACAGCTCTTGGTTCGGCTTCTCTTGTAGCTCCTGCTCTTGCACCTGTTGCTGCTGGTTTAGGAGTTGGTTACGGTTTGTATAAGATCGGTGAAGGTTTAAAATTATGGTGACCAAGAATTCTACATCTACAATGGCCCCACGCAAAATGGACAATGGTAGAACTCGGATTCGTCCTGTCAAGCGACAGATGAAAACCCGGGCTCCTCCACAGCCACCAGTTGTGTTTGGGCCTGTTGCCACAATTGATACCGCACCGGTTGCTATTGGGAACTCTGTTTCTGGTAGCGAGCCTGTGGTTACACATATTAAGGATGGTGTCCGTATTCGAGGGAGGGATTTCTTTCTCAATATAGATGCTGTTCAATCTGGTCTGTCTGGTTGGTATATGGTGGGAGGGGCTCCGCTGGTGCCGCACGCACTCACTAGTAGTTTGCTCAAGTCATACGCTGGTATCTATGCCAATTACGTTGTGCATGGGATGGCTTTCCATTTCATCACGGCGGTTGGCACTGGTACTCAGGGTGACATAGCAATGATGATTAACAAAAGTGTGGGTGACCCTGTTATTGATTCCAGCAGTAATAATTTCTTGAGCGTGTTGTTGAGTGATAAGAACACAGTGTTTGGTCCTCTTTGGAAGAACCACACTGCTGTGTTCCATCCTCCTCAGCGTGTGTACAACACCGACATGCTTAATGATGAAGATCTGGATCACAGGGGCCCTGGGGAATTATTGTTGTTCACACGTTCATCAGTTGAACAAACCCCTGGGTATGTGCTAATGGATTATGATATAACATTCAGGACAATGCAGGTCAACATTCGTGCTCTCACTTTCCCAATTACTAAGATGAAATATCACCAAACTAGTATTGGCACGACCGCAACCCCTGTCAACATTGGTGATGTGGCTACATTTAAGATCGATGGGTTTACTCTCGATGGATCCGCAGCCACGCCACCAGTCGGCATTGTGTTGGGGGATATTTACAAAATTGTGTTCAATCTTGGAATTAAAACTCTTAATAATTGTACTTTGAGTAATCTTTTGGGTTCTCAAATTGTTAGTGGGAATTCGTCTGTGACCATTGACCCGATGACCATTAATTTTGGCACCACCATTTATGCCTCCATATTTCAAGCTTCTGGTAGTTTTGTCTTCTGTTTGTACCCGACTTTCGAGGCGGCGAAAACACAGTCAAAACCACTGGTGCATAATGTGACGGCTACTATTAGTGCACAAATACCTGCTCACTTTTCGTTTGTGGGCTCGGTTGGTGACACTAAGTATACACAGACTGCAATATAGATG